GTAAAAAATGCTCCCTCCGTTTGACCTATTAAGTCGCTTACGCTTGTTTTGTTACAATCTTCTTGATTCCTCGTTACACTACTCCCATAGGTAGGGATGTAGGATGTTGCGTAGCTTCCTTGTTCCATTTGGAATCCATATACTGATACATCAACATTAGTATCCGTTATTGTTCCTCGTATCTCAAAACCACAATAGTTTGAGGTTACAGGAGAAACCTCCGTGTAGTCAAATCTTTGCCACTCTGGAGTAGCTACAATCGTACTTCTATGCCCTCCTGCATAATGAAATGTTAATGTTTGGTTTGAGCCTGTATTGGATTTCATATAAAAACTCAATGTTGCATCACTTAAAGATACATTTACCAAATCTCTCAAACCACTTCTATCATTTATTGTACTACCGCAAGTTGCTTGAAATCTAATAGCATTATCAAATCCTTCAGGAGATTCTGTATAATTATTTGTAATTGTTTGGGTGGATGTACCTGTAGTAAACCCTGTCAATGCACCACTTCCACTATATTCGCTATATGGAATATCATTAGTCCTTTGTGGCTCTAACAAGAGTGAAGGACACGAACTATCCGTATAGTCCAATCTTGGTACATTATCAGTAATACCTCCATATACGGCAGATGTAGTTGTTTCTATATAGTCTCTTGCTACAAGTCCCTGCTCAAGTTGGGCATCTTGGATGTAGATGTTACCTGATGCTGGGAAAGTATTATCAGCATTAGCAGGATATATACGGAATTGAGTAACGCTATCACTATATGTAATAGAACATCTGTACCAACCGCCTCCTACATCTTCAATAGCAGCATCAATAAGATTCCCTGCGGGGCTTCCAAGAGTACCATTATTTAAGTTAAAGAAACTTCTTGGTGCATCCGAACTTGATGCACGAAGAAATACACCTTCTAAAGTTCCTTTCTTTGCATATACCGAAAAAGTATGCACACCGCTTGTAGATGTAGATTGCATCACTCTATCAAATACTTGGGCAACATCAAGTTTCCAAGCATCACTACTTCCATCATATCCACTCTGCCCTGATGTCAAAGTAAGAGAGCCTGTCTTTGTCCAAGTGGTAGTAAACCCATTACTCTGCAAGAGCAGGTTTTGAGTCTCCTTCTCTATATTACCATCTGCATTAATTCTCGTAGCAGCAGATGAACGAGTGAAAGTAAAATCACCATCACCGCTGACTGGCTTCTGCGAGTAGACCTTTCCTGCCTTTGTACCGCTTGGTATTAAGACCAAACTTGATTTGTCGTATATACTCATCTTATATAGTTGTTAATGCGATACACTCGCTATCAGTTAATGCCGTGTCAAAGAATAATTTTTGATTCGTGTCCCACTTTGAGTTTCCTGCAAAGTGAAACTTGTCTTGGTCAAATGGATTGTTAAATCTAGATGATAGTAAAGAACTATCTATTTCATCACTTTTTTTAGAGCCATTCATAAACACTACAAGTTTATCACCATCGTATCTAATACACATTCTTAATTGAGTATTAGTTCCATTGTAACCTGTAAAACTCCACGAAGCAGGATATGTACTTCCCGATGCTGAAGTTCTGTAACCCAATGATGTCGTATATAAATGCATTAGTTCACCACTTGTTGAGCGTAAATAAAATGCTTCTTGTCCTGCTTCAAAATTATCTATGTCAATAAAGTAAGTCCAATTATTAGAGGTTGAGATACCTGATGCATTCATACCAAACAATTCGCATTTGTCAAGCGACCTCGTAACCGCAGAACCATAGGTGGGTATATACGAAGTTGGATAGCTTCCTGCCTCCATTTGCGCACCATAAGTGTAGATATAGTTAGAACCAGACCAACCGCCTGTTTCGCTTTGAGCGTGGCTAATTGGTCTAATTTGAAATGCGGTAGCACCACTTCCTGTATTAGTTGTTATAGAACATCTATACCAATCGTTACCCATATCTTCAATAGTGAAAGAAGGAGATAAATCGTCAAATTGAGATAACTCCGCAGTTCCTGCAGATAAGTCAAAATTAACTACTGCGGTATCACTACTTTTATCAAATGCTCTCATTGTAAATACTGATGCATCTCCTGCTTTTGCAAAAACTGATAATGTTACATCAACATTATCCCCAATAGTAGGATAATCATAATATCTTGGAAAATTGTTTGTTGCGGTAAGTTTGACTGCATTATAAGTACCTTCAGGACTTAATGTATCTGCAGTATTATATTCAGCACTTAATTGTGTGTCTTGAAGATTACCTCCATCAAAATACTCACTTCCTGTAATTGAATTACTCCGTTGAGGCTCAAGTAAAAGAGCAGGACACGAACCACTATAATCTAATCTCGGTAAGTCCTCTAATATACCTGCTTGGGCAGTAGAAGAACCTGTCTCAATGTAGTCAGTAGCAACCAAGCCTAATTCTCTTTGAGCATCGGCAAATAAGATTCCTGATGTACCATCTCCTGCCCAACTACTAACGCCTAAATCTTCAAGTAGATATACTTGAAATCCATATTGACTTGTGGTTGATGAACCACTACCTGTTATTGATATTCTATACCAACCATTCCCTGCGCTCCGTATGTCGGTATCAATTAAAGTGCTTCCTAATTGAGAAACTATCGTACCATTACTTAAATCAACTTGTACGGAAAGGTCAGTCGCTCCTGTATATGTAACAAAGTTTACAAAATTATATCCATCTGCTTTAGCATAAATACTTGCAGTACGAACATCATACGACCAAGTTTGTATCTGCTTTATTCTATGATATGTTGTACTTGTGCTTGGAATAATCTTCCACGCATTATTTGAACCATCATACGATGTGTAACCACTTACAGCAGTCGTATTATCCTTGTTCCATTGAGAACGGCTGAAATCGTTAGAATACAATATCGTATTCTCTCTACCCTTCTCAATAAGACCATTAACATCTACCCTCGTAGCAGCAAGATTTGAACCCCTACTAAAGGTGAAGTCTCCATCTCCATCCGTAGGGCGTATGCTATACAACTTACCATCCTTTACCGCAGTAGGTATCATTGCTAAACTACTAAAGTCAAATAGTTTACTCATAATAATTTGTTTAATTCTGTTATAGTACAAGCATTAGCCTCGGTAGCACCGCCAAGAGAAGATACTCTTATAGAATAATGATTGAATAAAAACTCGCCACCATCAACAGTAGGGGTTCTTTTAATAGCCTTGTTAACACATTTAGCAGATTCAATAACACCACCATCGCTCTCAACTCTTTCAACAAAGGCTAATACAGAAGCCAATAGCTTACTGATAACCCTTGATGATATAAGAGATATGCTGTTTATTAAATTCATTTACAGTATCGCTTTGTAAGCTAATACCTTGCCCGAAGACACAGCAACACTGTCAAACTTACCAAAGACAGTAGTACCCTCTGATAGACTAACTGAAGTAAGCGCATCACCTGCTTGTGTTGTGGTTGTTACCACACTGTCCTCTAATGCTTGAATAGCACGACAAGAATCAGTTGTAGAAGCACCGCCCTCAACCACTCTGAATCCGTAATCACCTGTGGCTGTTTGATAAAAGTTTCCTTCCTTTACGATATTTTCGTAAGCCATTTTATTATTGTTTTAAATTGTATAATTCTGTTATAGTGCAGTTTCTTGCCTCTGTATCTCCACCCGCTAATGCTACACGAGCAGCGTAAGCCTCAAATAATTCACGGCCTATATTAGCTGTAGGAGAATTGTTTATTTCATTTGCAACACAAGCATAAGACTCTATGGTAGCACCATCCGCAAGCACTCTTGTGCCAAAGCCTTCATATCCAGAATAAACAGAACTGCCAGAGTATCCACCTCTTACATATAGGTATTTAGGCTGCACATTAACTTGCACAGCATCCTTCATATATCCCGTTCCGTTATTCAGTAAATAACCCATTAATCAAAAATGGTTTGGTCGCTAAACACCGCTTTATCATTGATTGCCAAAGAAGCGATACCACTTTCGGTATTTAGTGTTATATTGACATAAGACTTCTCACCAGTACCTGTACCGCTGTTAGCCTCATAGTTCATCGTTAAGCCATCCATCCACCCACTGATGGTCACAGTGTCGTTGTTGTGTAAAAGAACGCAGCAGATGTCCTCTCTGCGGCTCATAAGGTCTATTTGATTTACCTTATTGTCTACAGCAGGAGCTTGGATAGTAATATCAGTAGAAACAACACCCAATCCATTGGAGGTGTTCTTGTTTTCTGTGAATGTTGTAGTTCCGTCCTTTGGGTTATGCTCAAACTTTACGGTGTCTACAGTATCAACTTGAGTTACCTGTGTCTCATCAAGAGGATTAAAGGTAATCGTCAAGTCTTTTTGTAATAATAGGACAGCTTTCTTGATACCACCTGTAACTCGTTTGTTACAGTTAATATCAATATCGCTTAATAAAATGCTACAATTGAAAGCCATATATTCTTAAATAAAAAGGGGCGAGGTTTTCGCCTCACCCCCTTGTGTTAATTTACAAGATTGCTATTAAGCAAGGATGCTACCAGTTAAGGTATCCCAGTTAGCTTTACCAAGGTCACCACCAGTTTCCGCAAGAGAGAAACCAAGACCAAGCTCATCACCAGTTACGGTCAATTGGAAGCGGTTCTTTTCAGAACGACCAGTTCCAGAGTTAGCGTCAACAGTACCCGCGTACAATCCGTAGTCCAAACCAACAACGTGGTAAGTTCCAGCAGCAGTCTCAACAAGAGCAACTAATTCAGCACCACCTTTAGAAATTTTGTTTAGTTCAGATACTTTAGAAGGAGTCATCTTCGGAAGCTCTACAGAAATAGTAGGCACACAAGATACAACACCGTCAGCACTTACAGTTTTTACTTCACTGAATACAGAGAATCCGTCTTTATTGTTAAAGCTAATCTCAATACCATCTGCTGCATCAATAGCAACAATAGTCCCGCCAATCTCACGGTCACTATTATCTACGGTAGCGTTTTCAAGTGCGCCACCTGTTTTAAATAGGTCTGATTTATTTACCAAACCAAGCTTAACAATACCACCAATTGCGATGTCATCACAAGAGTAGGTAATATCGTTACCAAGATTTACATTACAAGCCATTTGTTATAGGGTATTAAGGAAGGGCCGAAGCCCTTCCGTTAGTTATTATTATGCAGCGTAGACAATCTCGTCGCCTTTCAAGTAAGAGAAACCTAACTTGAACTGACCCCAGATTTTATCAGAAGACAATTCAGCTTCGTACTTCATATCAATGGCACGAACGTCATTGTACTCGTCAGTCAACATTACGATGTTCTGTGCAGCAGAAATCATAAATTGGCCAGCAGGCATAGATGGGAAGTGGATAACTTCCATACCGTAGTAGTTCGGTACGCCACCTTCTACAACACCTTGTGGAGTTGTAGTGTATAAACCAGCGATAGCGATTTGGTAAGCTTGCATAGCAGCAGTTCCCAAGAAGATAGCAGGTTTGAAATCACGGTCAGCATCACCGTAAACAGCAGCCAACATAACGTCAGACATTTCTTCGTAAGCACCTTCCAATTTGTCAAGTACATTAGCAGAAGTGATGGCTCCACCAAGTGGGAAGTCTATTACAGAAGCATCAGCAGCCATTTCAGTAGTCAATTCAGTACCTGCAACAGTCAATGCTTTCTCAGCAGACAATTTTGCGAAGTAGTCAAATACCCAATCCTTGAACTCAGCGTCCATAGTCTCTGGGTTGTTCTGACCTTTCTTCAAAAGAAGACCACGGTAAGAAGACTCAAGAGCGTTTTTACAGTTTAAGAAAGACCACTTGTAAGTAGTTACAGTCATTTCTTTTTCTCCGATTGTAGCAGCAGAGTTGCCGTCAAACACACAAAGGTCTGAACCGAAAGATAATGTAGCGTCAAAGATTGGTACGTTTACCTTAGCTTTAACACCATCTACAAGACGGAAACGGTTTAGTACCGCTGCCGATTTTACCATAGTATCAATGAAGAGGTCTGGACGTCTGTCACCGTATGGCAAGTTTGATATTACTATACTCATTTTATTTTAATTTAAGAGGATTCGTTTAATTAATTTACAATAATTACTTGCGGTTAAAGAAGTTGTTAATCATATCTACCTTTTCAGAAGTGATACCATTAAAAACTACTGTCTTGTCTTCTACCGTTTCAGCAACTTCTTCAGCCTTTTGTTCAGCAGCAAATTGCTCCTCAACTTCAGCTTCGTTAGCTTCTTCTTCAGCAGTAAATTCTTCAGAGACTTCCTCGGCAACTTCTTCAGTAGCTTCGTACTTGTCATCCTTCATTTCTTCTTTCTCTTCCTCCTCTTTGTGTTCGGGAGTATGAGCCATTTCTTCTTCATCTTCTTCTACAGCAGCGTTCTCTTCTTGAGACTCACCCATAGACGAGATGTGCTTTTGAATCATTTCAATGGCTTCCTTCAAATCAGAAACACCAGCAAACTTATCTTCAAAAGATGTCACAGCTTCAAGGAGCGAGTTATTCTCGTTCTCCAAAGCTTCAATTCTTGCTTCGTACTTGTTAGTCATCGTCTCAAATTGAGCCTCCAACTTACCAAGTTCTTTGCCAAAACTAAATTCGTTCATTTGTTCTTCGTTATTAATTGTTGGTTTAATATCTGCCTTAATCTCAATAGAGAAACCATTTATCTCTCCATTTTCAATTGCAGTAAATAATTCGTCAGACTCAATCTTTGCCTTCACGAATACGGTTCCGTTTGGTAGCTTGTAACCATAGTCTACAGACTTATCGTTATCACTCTCTTTAGTCCAAACTTCAAGCATCACTACATCGTCAGTATCGTTCTGATGGTTAATGCCAAATGCGTTAAATAACCCTTCCTTAGAATACTTGTACATAATCTCTTGGATTGTCTCCGCAGTGAAGCGTACATAGTAATATCCCATCTCGGTGGAGAAGCGTAGGATTTCCTTGTTAGGAATCATAATCGGGCCTACAACCTCTTTCTTCTTTTCATCAGCAAACATCTGTACCTTCTCTACTTCATTGAAGTGGATGAAGTCCTCCTCAATAGCGGGCTTGTCTACAAGAGAAATCTTATACATCCCTTGAGCGATGTCATCTAATGTTATATCAAATAATGGTAAGTTATCCATTCTTCTTTGCTTTTTTATGCCACTTTGGTAGCAGGTCATTATCTTGTACATACTTTGGGTTAGACGGTCTTCCGTTCTTAACCAAGTACATAAATGCGTTTAGTCGGGCAAGTCCCCATTGTGTAGCACTTGTAACCTTTGGTGAGTGTCCTGTATTGAAGGCACCCATACCACGAAGCACAACACGCTTTGCGGCTCCCATACCTACCTTCTTATCGGGGTACTTCTCGTTATAAGCGTCTACCTTAGTCTTTATAGACTTAAGAACTTTTGCAGATAGCTTTCCACCTTTTCCAACACCTTTAGGATTCTTGTTAGGAGTATCGCTCTTAGGTGCTTTGGGAGATTTCTTAATGCTTCCATCCTTGCCTTGTGTAGCGTAATCATCCTTTTTCTTACGATTACCATACGGGAGGTCAGCCACATCAGCACTTGCCTTAACTGTTCCGTTTCGTATGCTTTCAGCTTTTCTAATTGCCCAGTTAACACCGCTCGTTCCTCCCCAACCAAGCCAAGCAACATAGCCTCTATCTTTCCAAGGCGTGTCCTTATACTTAGGGTCAATCGCAGCATTCTTTCTATGGCGATTAAAAGCAGCCATTCTCGCAATAGTTTCATACGATAGTTTTCTTTTTGATGCTAATTGGTTTGCACGGGTCCAGCCCACAGAGGTCATTCCCTTAACTTCTTTTCCGTACTTCTTCTTCCACTCAAGAACTTTCTTGGCGTTGTTAGTAGCAGATTGTGGGTAGTCGTTGTATGTAGCCATCAAATTAATTTACAATTATTGTAGTATCCCTTCTATAGTGAGGTATGCGTAGTCATCAAAGACTTGGCCCTTCGCACTCTTAACAAGTATATTGTTTTGAGTAAATCTTGTAGCCTCAAGTGTTTGTAAGAAGAAGTCTAATGAAGCTAATTGAACTGTGGGGACAACCATATCAAACTCTATTCGGGGATTTTGGCTTTGTAATATTTTCTCTGATGTTTGGAATAGACGAGTATAACTCTGTGTCGTATTACCATCTAAATCCTCAAACATAAGGTTCCATCCAGCCGTGTTGAAGTGAAATAATCTTCCGTTAAATATATGCTGACCACCTATATTTGTGCTTAAAGGAGACAAGTCTATATTTGAGAATATAATTTGGCTTTCTGTTTTCATATCACTGTCTTGATAAAAACCTTCAAGCGTAGAGTAAGGAACGAGCATATTCGTTTTGTACAAAGGCTTGTCAAGATAAGCGAACCTTAATCCAACATCCTTGTTTGGAGTGAAAATATTCTCAGTAAAACCTAATTGAGCTGCGCTAAATGTTTCATAGTTTGTCAGCTCGTTGTATTCTCCCGATTCCTCACCACATACAGACTTGTAGTATATAGAAGAGTTTAAATTTATTTTTAACTCAGCGATACCTTCTGTATTAACATTTTGAGTAGTTGAGCCAATTGTTATATCATCATTATCTAAGTCATCAAAATACAGGTTGTAATTCTTGTTGTTTATGTTAAGCGTCTTAGCCTTGTCTCCACCATTGGTTATCTTAACTGATTTCAAATCATCAACAAGAGAATTAATATCTTGATTACCATCTCTAACTATAGATAATGGGTCTACTCTTAAAATATTGACACCATTAGAAAACTCGTAAAACAATCCACAGTCAAACCTTTTGAGTACAGCGGGTAAGATATCAGATACGGTTAGCGGAGACGTTTGATTAACTGAATCCTCTATAGAAAACTCGTCATCAGTCTTATATATAAATGTATCTGCGTTAGAGCGGAAATTTACATTTAGTAATGCATAATCACCAATTCCATCTGGAGTACCTATTCTTGTGATGGCTTTCTTGATGTCTCCTACACCAAATACTTCGGGAGGAGTTATCCCAAACTCTCTCCACCAAACTCCTGTAAAAAAATAAGCACCAACATATTCTATTTTAAGATTGCCATCTAAGGGTTCAAGAAAGTAATTGATACTGTACTCACTACCACTGTCAACAAATATTTCTTGACCCGAAGGGAAGTTCACATCAATATCTGGGAAATCTATTTTATCAGCCCAAGTTGCACCATTATCTATAATCGCAACGTCTACGGGATTACTTGCTCCAGTATTACATTTTCTGTATTGTGGTTCTGATTGCTGATAATTACCTTTTTCAGAATATCCTTGGCTAACCGTGGCACCTGTTGTATCAAGTACAATGTCATCCCCATTTGAATCCTGTAATGGTATCTTTTTTTTCATCGTTCCATCAGCATAGATACCAACATACAACTTGAAAGTCATAGTTGTGTCGGGGTCCGAAAGTATTATATCTTTAACCATCTTATCTCGCTGGATAACAGGTATCTCGTACTGCAAGTCTCTTATGGTAACGCTTGATGATGGAAGGGTAATGTCTGCATTGAAAGAAACTTTAGGACAAAAGAATCCTCTTATCCCATCTTCGTCTATTCCGTTAGTAAAATCGTAAGGATAAAAACCCATTTGTTTTTCAGCACCCCACTGCTGAACAGTGTATATAGGGTCGGCATCATTTATGGTACCGTAGTTACCAGCGGTTTCCATACTGCCCCACCAATCAGTGTGTATCTCCATTGCTGTTCCATCTATCTCAATACAGCTATCTAAGTTGGTGTTAGTCCCTGCCCAAGCGGGTGACTGGCGTAAAGAAAATCTTCTTACGTTCACGTCCTGCTTTGCAAGTAATTGTGATGGAACAACCATATGTAGTTTCTCTGCTTGAAAATCGGGGAATGCAGGATTGGTTGCATACTGACCTAATCCAAACAGCTTTGATTCTACACTAACAGGAAACGATGCCGTGTTAAGGTAGAGGCCTATATATTCTAAAAACTTTGAAACAGAGAACACAGGCATAATACCTGTTCTCTTTAATCCAGGACCATACTCTAAAAACTGCCTTGCTGCGTATCCAAACTTCCCATCCACATCATTACAAAAATCAACATAAGGAAAGGATATTGGCCTTGTGTAGTCTGGATTTTGTCCTATTACCCCTGCCTCACCACCGTTAGATGTGGTTTGTAAGAACTGAGCAAAGGTGTGTCTGTTTCTGTAGTAGGAGTTTGCCTCACCGTATAGTGTGCCTAACTTAATATCTTTCATACCCGAAAGGTACTTTGATAAAAAGTCTTTTAGGTCAACCTCTACATAGGACTCAGAGGAGTTGTATTCAAAAGAAACTACGTTTAATATTCCCGATATCTCTGTATTTGAAGAAGACCCGTAAACAGTAATCTTAAAGTAGAAATCATCTTTTGGAAAATCAGTGCTTAAAGAAGTAAAAGGGTCAAAATCAAATACATCAGAACCTTTGTTTCTATTCGTTAAGGGTATTCTAATCTTTGTAAAGAATGGAAGTCTTACCTTGTCAATTTCTAAACTATCATAGAAATCTAAATCATAGTCAAGCTGTTGCTCGGGAAACAGGTCTACATTGTAATAACTATTGGCTGTATTATCACGGCTAAGCTGTAAAGTAAAATCCATACTATCGTGTTGCGATATTAAATTCTAAAGAAGACCTAAACTTGTTGTTCAGTGTGTCTAATGACTTTTCTGAAAGACCAACTCCATAAGCCAGTGTATCACAGAAGTCAACAAAAACTACATCTTTAGAAGTAATTATCACATCCGAGGCTCCAAAATATCCTATTCTTTTTTCGGGTATAATTAAAGAGTAAGATATATTTGAATTGTATTGAGTATAGGCTTTGGAGTACATACCGTTCTGAACATCTACAGCTATGCGATAAACGTCAGCAGTATGCACTGTATTGGTATTATACACTCTTATCTCGCTATTAAAAGTTGATAGGGAGACAGGATATATTTTTTCATCAAACTCAAAAGTAGCACCACCAACATTATCTGTGCATATTGCATAAACAGATTTTTCGTATCCATCAGTATACACAATTCTTACAACTTCCTTTAAATTAAAGTTTCCCGAAGAGGTTGCCTCTCTTAGCGTGTTAGGTGCTATAAGGTTTAAAGAAACATTGCTAAAAATAGTTCCTATGCCTTGTTGAAATATTAAATCAGCCATTATATTCTGTCGTTTCTATCTCTGATTTTACGTTCTGTATTATTACTATTCAAGTCCTTGTCAGCTACATAGGCTCTCACAGGTTTACTGCTGTTATTTGCAGACATAGCTGTGTTCATAGCTATCTCCTCAAGGTAATCTACACTCGCCAGACCTGTTACTGCTCCGACAACCCCCCCTACAGCAAATTTAGTTTGTCTGTTTCTACTTGCGTTTAAGCCTGTGTTGTTTATTTTGTCAAGTAAATCCCTGTGCATTGAAGTAGCACGCTTATTAATAATGTACTCCCCACCTTCCATCTCGTATCCACCTCTACCTTGTACAGAGAAGGGAACACCGCCTTCAGCGTGCGATGGCCCGTTTACAACACCACCATCAGCAAATTTTTTATCAAAATATTTCCTGCTATTAATCGCACCTATCTGAGCAGTAGACTGAGCTAATGCAATACCCGCACCAATAGAACCAACTATAGCCGCTGTTACAGGCTCGTAGTTTTGAAACGCCTGTAGATAAGACTGAGCGGCAGCCTCAACACCATCTAAAGCAGCATCATTTCTGTCTTGTTTCTTCTCAGCATTAAACAACTCTTTTGCTATAGCGTTCTCTTCAGCTACTTGAATTTTACGAAGGTCTTTTTGTTTCTTTCTAAACTGAGACTCTGTAATTAACTGATTGTTAAGCTGAGACTTTAATATCTCGTCTTCAATCTCATACCTGTTTTTAACTTCCTCCATATCTTGAGCAAGTCTGTTCTTAGTATTCTCTAAAGCAACATCATTAAAAGCACCCAGAGACTCTCCTAATGCGTTAACAGCATCCATAGCTATATCGGCCCAAGCAGTTTCCTTGAACTCCTTTGTAAAGTCCTCCCAATCCTTCTTGCTTTTCTCCGTGGAGTTTGACACGGTAATAGAAAGAGCATCAAAGTTAATTAACATATCATCAAGAAATTTATTAACTTCTTGAGAAGTACCTGCGAATGTTCTGAAAGTTTCTATCGTTTCTATGAACCTGTTTCTAAGTTCAGCTACAGCTCGCTCATAACCTTCTTGACTCAGAGTGCCATCTTCTTGAGCTTTTTTCAAATCTCTTAGCTCGGAAGAGTAATTATCAAATGCCTTGCTTACGTCATTTATTACCTCGCTTCCTAAAACCTCTGATAATTTTTCATTAGCTTTTACTGCGTTCTCAACTAAATCTATGTTTTCTTCGTAAACAGGAACTAATCCTGCAATTGTTTTAGCATTATCCCTGTAAGCTTCAGACACTGCTGCTGCTCGTTTAGCTTCTATGTCAGCCTCTTGTTGAGCAGTCTCCGCTACTGCGGTTTGCTGTTTAGCCCTTTCATTTATAGATTTAACTAAGTTAGCAGTGGACTCGTTCTCAATTTTTATTTTTTCTTTTATATTTTCTTTTTCTTCCCTTATGGCTTTTTTTCTCTCGCTCTCTCTTTTTCTATTAAGGTCGTCTTCACTAAAAGAAATATTGGTTAATTGGTCTAAGTACCCTTGTAACGCACCTACTAAACCTTTGTACTTTATTATCTCATCTTCAGTTACCTCTACCATTTCAGACCTTATACCAAATGCATCAGTCTGTGTTCTTACACCTGTGTTAATTATTGCATTGTATTCAGATATCTGAGAATTAATTCTTTCGGCAGTAATGTCTACTTCATCATTAACATTTATTTGGTCCTCAAAAGCCTGTGTCAACCTTCTTACCGATTCTTCGTATTCATCAGTAGCTATAGTTTGACCTTCTGTTATCAATGTTTGCTTTTTACTTTCTTCTGCTACCTCTTCTAATTTTAACCTAAATCCATCTACCTTTTGAACTTGCGCTAATGCAGCATCACCTATTTTTGAGAATCCGTCTGGGAGATAGTCTAAAAAAGATGTCTCCGTTCTATTTAGTGCCTCTAAAGATTGTTGATATTCTTCTTGAGATACACCTAATAATTCAAGAGATTTATTTAGAGAACCCGCTCCTTTTTCAACTTCTTTTGCACCAGCATTAAAGGCTTCAAAACCAACTTCATTAATAGCTTGAAAGCCTCTTGCTGTTTTACCCGCTGCTGGGAAAAACGCATCTAACACAGAAAGAAGTATGTCACTGTTTGCTATTGACTCTCCTATGTTTATTTGAAATTCTATGAATGCTGCGTTAAGAAGTTTCATTTGACCAGCGAAATTATCAATATCCTTCGCAGCAGATTGCAAAGCTCTTCCTTGTTCATAATACTTTTCATTGCCTTTGTCTATAGCATCAATGTTTTTCAACAATGTGATAAGCTGTGCTGCATTACGCTTACCTACTAAATCAACTGCTTCAGATAAAGATATGTTTTGCTTTGCTAACGAGTTTAAAGAAGCCTCTACGTCTGCACTCGTCTTCCCAAGCTCAGTGAATATACCACGAAGACCTGTACCAACACGAGATGCTGTAAATCCATTGTCAGCAAGAACAGCCATAGCACCTGCTGTTTGTTCAATTGTCAATCCTAAGTTTTTAGCTATTGGACCTACATACTGAATTGCCGTGCCAAAACTATCAAAAGATAAAGCACTGTTGTTTATAGATGTTACAAGTACATCGCCAACAAACCCTGCTTGTTCAATGAGTAAGTCAAACTGATTTATTACTTTACCTGTTTGTTGTGCTACAGCATCAAGTGGTGCGCCAAGGGCTTGAGCTGTAAACGCAATTGCCTGTGTAGAAGCAACGACATCTTCTGCGGTAAAACCAAGTTTTGAAAGCTCTGTTTGCAATCCTACAATTTCTATTGCTGTAAACTTTGTTGAACCAGCTACGCTTAGTGCATTCTTTCCAAGAACCTCCACTTCCTCTGATGTAGCACCTGCTACTGCACCAAGGCTGGCAAGTGCCTTTTCAAAAGCGATTGATTGTTTTACAGAGCCAATGGTTAATTCGGTGAATATTCTTTGAGTTGCATTAAGAGCTTTGTAAGCTAATCCATACCGAGCTAATGTGCCTATGGCTGTTTTCAGTTTTCCGAAAAAGCCTTTGTTAGTTTTGTCTAATTTAGATGTTATCTTATTAGCATTTTCTAACTCTTTGTTAATTTCCTCGTGCTTTTTTCTGTACTGAGGCATTAACTTATTTACCTTTTCGTACTGCTCTTTAAGCTTTTTTAATTCTTTAGCCTGTTGTTTAGTAGCTTCACCATTCTTGTTTATTTCTTTACTAAGAGATAAAATCGCTTCTTGAAGCAGTGTTACTTTATTTACACCCATTTTATAATATATTTCCTATTACATCATTTTGTATGTCCACAAAAGTAGTTCCATACAAATCAATCAATCTGTTTGTTATCTTTATTTGCGCTCTTGATAAAGAAGCGTCTACACCTGTACTCTTATCTTCAAAAGGACTTAGGAAATCTTTTTTAAGAATACCATTCCTACTTATCCCCCTTGCTATGATATAAGCTACGGACTTTCTTTCCCAATCTCTTTTAGCTTCTTTTTCTATGCCGTTCCTTGTTATTGTGAAACTCTTCCCTCTTGATTGCTTTACCTTAATCCACTCTGCAATCCTATCTATATTAGGGAACCACTTTTTATCTGGGCTGTTCTTTGTTAAGTAAACATACTTTTCTTCAGCCAACCCGTATCTCAATCTTACAGCTATCTCTGTTGCCACAGGTGTTCCATTAGGTCCAATCTTAGCGGTCCTTACAACTACGCCTCCCCTTTCAACAAGAAACTTATCATCCCTTGATGGAAGTATACTACCTGTTAACTGAGGATTTGAAAGCTCTCCTGTTGCGACAAGACCTTGTGACTTTATCTTTTGCACTACCTTCTTGATAATAGCAGACTTACGGAACTCCTTTGCTACGGCAGCAACAACGATTACCTTAATAAAATTCTTATATTGCCCCTCGCTAAAAGCCATCTATGCTTCGTCTATGCCCCTTGTGTACGGCTTGCGTGAAAGAACAATATCAAAGTCAGAGAACGCTGTGGTTACATTGTAATCTTCAAGCGGTGTGTTTAAAAGTTCAACCTCGTCAAAGTTTACATCTCTACCCAACTGCATAAGCTTATCCTGCAATTGACCTATGATAAATATATTTTCCTCTATGGATTGTATTGATGCAAGGCTATCGTCCTTTATTGTTTTATCTAAAACTAAAACCGAAAAAGAAAGCGTGTACACTGGTGAATTTAAATCTCTTGATAGATTAGAAGAACTCGGTATCAATACGAGTGTCCTATAATCAAAATCGTATTGCTGTAGGTCATCCTCCGATGCCGCAAATATAAACTCGTTGACCATAAGATGCCCATTAGCAAAGGACTTAATCTCATTATAAAGGTCTGTTAGGTTGTTCATATTGTCTTTCTTTAATTTACAATTTACGCATTGCCGCTTGTTGGCGTTGGTTCGCGGACTCAATCTTGTTTTTTTGAGCGAGGTAGCTCATCTCGGGCATTACGGTGGACATCTTTAGCATATAGATATCTGAGTACCTTCTTATATCTTCTTGCGCTAACATACGGACCATAGAGTACCAATACCATTGTTGGCTAAACAACTGTTCAGATGTAACATCGCCTTCCTCTTCCTCTGTTTCTTCCTCATCGGGTATTTCATAAAACACTCCAGAGAATTGCTTGAATAAAACAAATTCTCTATTATCAAGAAATTTGGTAACAGCTCTGTAAATATCTTCAACGGGAGAATCTAAGATGGCTTGTTTATTAACCTCCTCATCCTCAGTGTTTTCATTGTCAAATTTAGTATGATGCTTGGGTCTTATAATTAATTCTGCTATAGCAAGGTCGTTCTCTGCTTCGGAATCATACTTCGTTTTACCCGTAATAATTTGCTCAAGCATAATAAATTGCCCAAGAACGAGTTCCATAATATCTGTATATATATTGAACCTGCTATTAGTTTCATCGCTTATACTACCCTTCATTTCAATGGGGTATGTACTCACGACATTTCTTGTAGTGCTTACTTTGTCTTCTGGAGCAAGGGTTGATATGTAGTCAAGTATTCCATTCTCTTCTTTTGAATACTTTGATATCTCAAGGTGCTGTCTGAATGTAATCATAAAAACAAAGTTACTCCACCATCCTGTTCTTCTGCCGCACAATACGCACAGATTGCCAAGCTCATAACCATATCATCGTGCTTGCCATCGGTGTTGGAGAATTGTAGGTTACCTGTAATAGAGTTACGCTTAGACTTAAAGTCGTAAAGCTCCTTTATCAAGTCCGTGTTCTTGGGTATCTTAATCACCTTGTCCTCAAACAGCTTGATGAGGTTACGGATAATCTCGGGCTTACTCTGTGCTGAGGTTGTAAAGGGTATAAGTTTGTAGAGCCTATCGTCATCTGTCAAGTCATCAAACAACAGGTCGTTATTGTTTACCTCAAAGTATGCGGCAGCTAAGTTCCTGTCGTGTTTTAGGTAGAATGATTTTATTCTTTCCTTAAACTCCTCGTAGTCCATTCCCTCTTCCTTGTAATTGAATCGGTCTATGTCAACCACTCTGTAGTCATCAGACATCGCTGTAAGCACTGTATAATCCTGTGCCACACCAATATCCATTCCTATGTAGGTTCTCTCACATCTTGTATCTAATTTATCTACAACAGCGTCCTCAACATTGCTGAACAAGGCATTAGCACTCACAGGCTTACACAAGAACTCTTGGTCAAACTGTGCCTTAGTCATACTCTTCTTAATACCGAGTACGGTCTTAGCTACATTGTCATCGTTAAGGTCAAGGTATGTCCTTTTAATGGACTTAATCTGTTCCCAATTCTCTTCTTGCTGCCCTTCCTTGTACCAGTCGTAGAACCAGTTAGGGCCGTTAAATGTACTTGCCGCAGTAACCTTACCACCCGTCCTTGTAACCATAGGCAACAGCACCTCGTTGATAAAGTCAAGCTTCATATATGCCGCCTCATCCAAGTATATATAATCCAATGTGGCACCACGAAGATTATCCCCACTGTCAGCAGAGCGAAACTTAATAAATGAACCATTGTAAAAATACATCTCATTCGCCTTGCGGTCATACCTCTTGATTATCTTGGTCCATAAATCTTGGTGGCTACTGAACATCCCCTCAATGTCCTTCATCACTTTGTTAGCTTGGTCTTGTATTGGGCTGACCCAGAACATTCGGTGTTTAGGGTTGTTCAATGCTCTCATCACAGCATCATTCTGCATATAGAAAGTCTTACCCGTTTGTCTCCCTGCAACTAAACAACTAATAAAGGGGCTGTCATCGTGAACGAGCCTATGGAAATCAACCTGCGGCTCAGTAGGTTTGTATAGCTTAATCTGCATCTACATCCAAATAGTCTTGCTCTTCGTCTGGAGCTGTTAAATCTATCGTAGCGGTAATATCAATCTTGGTCTGCTCCACCTTAGTGGGAGCCTTGTACCCTTGCATATCATTGATAATCTTTATAGCGTCCATAGCAGCCTTCATATCATCGTTTGCTATCGCCATATCCCTAATACGAATTAAGGCCGTTAGGTTCGTTCCCTTGGCCGCCTCAATGCTCTTAAGCTCTGAGTTGGCTATCTCCATTAACGCCTTGTGAAAAGCTGTACCCGTAGTTCTCCTATCACGATAGTAGTTTGTGTAACCAAGCTCCTTAGCAATCTTACCCGAAGCATCCATACCGTTATCACGAATCCCCTCAAGGAACTTTGACTGAAGGTCTGTTAGTTCGCTACCGCGACCCGAGACTACTTTCCCGAAACTGTTTCTCTTACTTGGCATCTGTAATCTTGTATAGTGGAATGTTATGTGCGCCTAACCTACCTGTGAAAGTTAACTCACTAAAGCTTGGTGCTGTCTCATCACTATGATACCATTTCCAAATAGAAGTCTTCACCCTTTGGATACAACTCCCACAAGAAGTCTTTGGATTCTCTTGCTTTGGAAAGTATTTACTCTTGCCCACCATAGAGTTGTAAAACTTAAACATCTCTGACTTGGTATCACCTTTAGGCATTGTTCCGCTCAATAAGGCTATTAGGAGTTCTTTAGCTGACATATCTTACTGTTTTGGTATGATTGTATAGAAGTGTTTAATTGAGGCTCTTAGAATGCCTCTAATGGAATATACAATATTGAATGTTCAATGTCTTTCATTATTCTCCCCTTATTATAATAAACTAATTATAATAAACTTTACTCCCATAGTAAAGTTTATTATGATAATAGTATTAGAGTAAAGTAAGACTATTATAATAATAGTATTTATTATTATACAATATTCCCAAAGGTACTTCTGACATTCGTCAAATCACCTTCCCCCCGCCCCTTCCCCCCGCTCCGTGAGGCCAGCTAATACTCTAATTTTTTTTTACTCGGTCAATCCCTTGCTACCACTACGATACAGCTATTTCAATGTTAAGAAACTGTTATTTGATGCAATTTTATTTTTTTATTTAAAAATCTTGAACATATCTTTGTAGCGAAGCGCACAGGGCGTAACACATTAAAACTATTTAATAATTAAAACACCATTAAAATGAAAAATGCAAAAGTAGTATTAACACAAAACGGACAAGCTAAAATACAAGCGGACAACGTGAGCGAATTAGTAAAGGCTTTATATAAGGGCTTAAAATTACAAAACAAGTTAGGCAAAAGGTTTTTAAAATTAGGTGCCACTACTGAAGTAAGTATACCTACAAAAAATACTAAATACCTACAATTGCAAAAACTAAACGCTAAAGGCTTTAATGAGGCGCAAATGTTAGCAGTCATTGAATTTTTAAACGCATAATATATGAGCGCGGTATTTTTAGATTTTAGCACTAAGCAAGGGCAAAAGAAACGCCTTGCGACAAAGGTCCGCAACCTTGATGCATCCAATAGGAAGCAACGCGCACAGGCGCAAAAGGAAGCCATTGAAAACACATACGCACTGCGTATAGATAGAGCGAACGAGCAACGCAACACAAGGAAAGCGAAGCGCAGAAAATAGGCGCATAGCTGAACACATCGCAAGAGCGACAACGCCAAACGGCGGATAGTGGTGACCACACTCAAAACGGACAAACCTTAAGCGGATACGTGCGCCTTGTTGCATCGTGTCGTAAGTCTTAGGGTTTGTCGGTGTTGTATAAAATATAGAATTATGAAAGCAAAGATTTACAGAACCCTTGAGCGGTTCAATGATGACAATTCGGGAACCTTTGAGGCAATTGCATTGATTGGTTTTTTAGCAATAATAGCTTTAGCTATTGTAAAGTAGAGCGTATGCAAACCTTAGAGAAAATACAGGTAGATTACAAGATACCTAAGAACCTACTGAGCGTAGGTACGAGTAACGCAAAGACAAAGAAGAACGGCAGAGATACCCGTATACTTTACTTAGCACCTGCAACGCAGAACAGTAAGGGTGCAGATATGTGTCCCAATCGTAGCGCAGGGTGTACGGCATCGTGTCTCTTTACCGCTGGGCGTGGGCGAATGTCCAATGTAGCGAATGCAAGGATAAACCGTACCGAATACTTCTTAGATGAACCGAAGACATTTATAGCACAAATGACCTTAGAGCTTGAGTGGGCTAATCTACAAGCAAAGCGTACAAATAGCAAGATAGCTATACGGCTGAATGGCACGAGTGATAGAGACTTTCTATACCTAATCAAGAAGTTTACAGGCAAGGACTTCCGAGATTGGGAGAACCTAAAGTTCTATGACTATACAAAGATACCGAGTAAGCTACGCAGATACGGTAAGTCAAATTATGTGCAGACCTTCAGTAGGGCAGAGGATAACCACGATGAGGCTATGAAAGCCCTTGCCGATGGATATCCTGTAAGTGTGGTATTTCGTAAGGAGTTGCCCGATATGTGGAACGGATACCCCGTAGTGAACGGAGATAGTAGCGATGACCTTATGCTTGACAGACCGTATAGTGAAGGCTATGTGTTGGGGCTTGTTGCTAAAGGCGATGGTAAGAAAGATACCACAGGGTTTGTAGTTGATTAAATAATTTATATATTGCACAAAAATTAAATGATATGGAACAGATTGGAAACGTGTGGATAGAAGCCACAGTGAAAGTAAGAGTGAACCGCAGAGTAACTCTTTGGAATGAGGATAGTGAGGAGTATTTGTTAGAGGCTATGTACGATGGAGACATAGAGATTATAGAGGTAGCAGAT